AAGGACACAACGGGGAGAGCCCGATTAGAAAAACAAATTAATTTTTTACAGAATCAAATCAGTGAAAAAATAGATTTTCAAATTAAGGTATCTACGCTTGAGCAAATGCCAGCGGGATTAGCCGAGTTCGCGGTCAGAGCCAGAGGCTTAGTAGATACCCTGAGTGAAAGACTATTAAACGAATTGCCTGAAAGTATTTTGGGAGAGAAAATAGGCGATCAAACGCGTCGAGAAGTTATTCGAGAGAACTTAGGAAAGTATCTTACACAATCCTTTAAAATCTATGAACCAAATCTAGGCTGGAATCCTCTAAGTTGGTGGAACCGTATTTCTAAAAACACAGCGGCAGCGAAAATAGTGGAAGATGCGAAGCAATATTTCCGTGCCCACAACGGAACGAACTATGAGCTTCAACAGGGGGACACACTGGAAAGCATAGCAGAGAAGTTCCCAGGTGTTACCGTTGAAGAGTTACAGGCCTTCAATCCTACACTGCCAACAGTGATTAGACCCGGCTATGACATTTATATTCCAGCATCAGAAGCCGAGGCGAACAGCTTTATTAATGACATTATTGCTGGGAAAGATGTGGTTAAGGGAGCAGAAGTGAGACTAATGGCGGGATTACGCCCGGCAGAAAAACAAAAAGCCGAGATAGAATTGGCAACGGGTGTTTTAAAAGAAAGACAAAAAATTCCTAAAGAGTACCGAGCTTTGATGGGAGAAATAACAGATCCCTCTCAAGTCTTAACCAACACGGTTACACGGGTAGCCAGTATTCTGGAAAACATGCGCTTTTATGAAAAATTAGCGGACCTCACTAACATTCCTGGACAGCGTTTGTTCTCACCTTTCAAAGTTGGACAGCTTACTGAACAAATTGAAGTACGAGAAGGCCTTCCTATTGCCGGTATGTGGACCACACCACAGGTTGCAGAAGCCATTGGCCTTCAACAAAAGACTAAGCACCTGACCACCAAGCTTTATGAAAATATGATATTACTCCCTAAGATAGCTGTGCAAGCGGGTAAAACAGTGTATAGCATCTCAGCACAAATGCGTAACTTTATGAGTGCCTCTCTGTTCTTCTTGGGAAATGGTCATATAAACGTGGGCAATTTTGCTGAGTCCATGAGGACGTTACGCGATGAACTATTTGCCGGGGGCTATGACACACAGGGCAGGCCTATTTCACGAAGAGCCCAAGCGGAAAAGAGCTATAGAAAGCTGCTGGAACTGGGTATTATCAATACCAATACACGGTTGGGAGAAATTATGAGCACCTTCGACGAGGCCATTCGGGACCAAGATGGCGACGTAGGGCAGTTTGCCGTTAAACTATTAAGTTGGACCAAGAAGCCGTTTGGTAGAAAAATTAGCGGGCTTCCGCAAAAGCTCTATATGGCAGCCGATGACTTTTGGAAGATTGCAGCATGGGGAGCAGAACGTGGGACTATGAAGAGTGCCTTTAAACCAGGTAGTGAAGCGGAACTGGTCCGATACGCAGAGCATTTAGGTTTAGGCGAAGTTATTGCCCATAAATCTTATGAAGATATGATTGATGAAATAGCTGCCTATAAAGTTAGACAAACCATTCCTAATTATGATTATGTAGGAAACTTTGCACAGAGAATTCGTAGAAGTCCTTTCGGTAATTTCATCGCGTTTCCTACGGAGATTATTAGAACCAGCGGTAACATCATGTGGCAGTCCTACAAAGATATGACCTTTGAAGGAAACTTAAGAATTAAGGGAGATGGACTTAAACGAAGTATTGGATATGGTGCGGCAACGTATGGCTTAAGCACGGTTCTTACTGCCATAGCAAAAGCTGTAAATGACATAGACGATGAAGAAATAGAGGCGGCCAGAAAATTTGTAGGGTGGTGGGCTAGATTCAGCCCGATACTTCCTATCAGTGAAAAACTGCCAGATGGTGGTTTCGATTATATTGATGGTAGTTATATTTTTGTTTATGATGATTTAGCCAAACTAATTCCAATGATGATGCAGGTGGCACACGATGAAAGAACCGGAGGGGAGAATCTACCCCCTGCTATTGCTCATGGTCTGAGTACCACATTGCTTAATTTATTAGAGCCTTACTACGAATTATCCATTGCACCAGAAATAATGATGAACATAATGCAGAATCGTTCAGATACAGGCTATGACATAGCTAATCCGGAAGCTCCGTGGGGAGACATCCTGAAAGCTCAGTTGGAATACGCATGGAAAAAAGGTCAGCCAGGTGTCGCTGCCCAAATAACCAGACTGTCTCAAGGATTGGCCGTGGACGAAGAAGCCTTTACCACCTACGGAAAACTAGAACAAACCCAACCGGCTTTACTTTCTTTAATGGGAATGAGAACGGATCGGGTTAATCCAACGTCCGGTTTTAGATATAAAATAACGGACTATCAAAAAGGCGTACGAGATGCTGGATATATATTTACAGGCATCGCCAATGACTTTGGTAAAGTTACCCCGGAAGATCTTCTATCTGCTTGGGACAAAGCAAACGAAGCCAACTTTGATTTACAACAAGAACTTTATTTTAACTATCTTGCTGCACAGACATTGGGCTCTGATGTAGGTGCTCTTAATGACCAATTAAAAGCTAGAGCAGGTGTTAGTGCCCTCAGACGTAAACTGGAAAAGGGTGTATTTACCCCTTACAAACAACCTTCTACAGCCAAAGAAGTCTATGAAAACACCACAGATAAAATGCGTGATACACTTATTGAAGCTTATGGTTTAGATACTGTTACCAGCAGATATTGGCCCAAGGATGAATTAAGAGCTAGAAGTAAGTATTATAGAAGAGGTAAGTTTAGTTTATTACTTCCGTTTCCTCCGTACTTGGAAGATTAAACTTCTCCACCCGTTCCAGCCACGCATCCACCGCACGTTTAAATTCGTCCCCTTCAAGGACAAACTCTTGGTAAAGACAGTCCATTGAACACATTAGAATAACGCCTTTCTCTATCTCCGTATTGTAGAGTTCATTGTGTGCTAGGGCATACGCCGCGAGCTGTTGGAAGTAGTCCCAAACCCATTGTCTGCGTTTAGGCTTATTGGTCTGTTTGAAATCCATGATGCACAGTTCTCCGTTGTGGATTCCAATCACATCAGACTTCCCGGCGTACTTATCCGGATAGTATAAAGAGATCTCACAGCCGTAGACTTGGGAAATGCTAGGGAAACCTTCGTCCATGATCGTACAGGCCATTTTATAAGCGCGCTTTTGATCGGCGCTCTCCGGGGTAAAATCCCAAATATCACCGTCACGAATTTGGCGCTCCAGAAGGTCGTGCATGTACGTTCCCCTTGCTGCCGCCTCTGATCTAATACGCTCCGCTTCCTCCTCGCCTACTTTTTCACGCCATTTCTTTAAGCCATCCCCTTCCTTGGTAGCCGACAGTATCGTAGTAACCGAAGGCAATTTCTGACCATTACAATCATAAAACCTTCCTTCTTTACTATCTTCACTGGAAAACACGCCATACTCGTACGGAGATTCGTACAGTATTTCATGTTTCATGGTTATAGTTTAGGTACGTCGCTCAAACGACCGCTATCCAGATCAGCTTCCAATCTTTTAACGGCAAAAGCGAATACATTGCTGGTAGGTCTTTCGGTCTTTTTACCAATCCCGGTTGCCAATTCAACAATTTCTTTACGTATTGCTACGCTTTTCCATTTATTTGTATCCATTCTTACTCCTGTTATTCGGATTATACATTAAAACTTAGGATATATCCTAAGTTTTCCTAGGGGTTTCCATAGAGTCCCCCCAACTCTTTCCCACCTCGGCATCTACCTTGTTGGGAATATCCAAGGGAACTGCTTCCTCCATTAACCGGCAGATGTTTTTTACCGCATCCATGTCTTTGACCGAGAACACCAGTTCATCGTGTACCTGTAAAAGACATAAATAGCCTGCTTCATAGCAATGGACCATCGCCTGTTTAGTCATGTCGGCCGCCGACCCTTGAATTAGTTTGTTCAATGCCTTATAAACAAAGGCTCTTTTAATCTCTCCGTTGTATTCGTGTACCGCTTCCTTATGCTTCATCGGTCTGCCGGTGCCATACTTAAGCGGTTCCCACATATCAAAGTGGCACCTTCTCCCCAGAATGGTTTTGATATAGCCTTTCTGGTTGGCACTACGCATCACGGAATCCGCGAGCTGCCTGACAAAAGGCGCATAGGTATTGAACTTAGCTAATACTTCCGATGCTTCATCAACGGTAACTCCTAATTGATCCGCTAATTTGCCTTTCCCCATGCCGTACATAATGCCAAGCCCGATAGTCTTGGCCGTCTTTCTATCGATTTCCACTAAGTTAGCTACCTCCTGGTGGAAATCCGCATCGCCATCGTGATAGGCATCGGCAATCGTTTCAGCCCCTTCGTACCGGGAACGACTGGCGTAGTGCGTAAGGATCCTCGGCTCCTGTTGAGAGAAATCAGCAGAGCACCATTGCTCTCCTTCTTCCGGCAAGAACAAGGAACGGATCAAAGGACCGATCTCTTTGTTCCGTGCGGGGACTTGTTGCAAGTTTGGATTGCTCATGGACAACCGACCTGTGACCGTACCTCCGGTTTCTCCCCGCAACTGTCTAATCTCGGCATGAATTCGCCCTTTATGTTCGTGCTTTAAGATAGAGTCAATGAAAGTGCTGTGAGTTTTATTCACTTCCCTGGCTTCCCGGACTAGACGCGCAACGGGATGAGTATGATTTTCCAGGAAGGCCTTGGTAAAACTGGGCAGACCCGTTGGAGTTCGCAAATAGGTCAGCTTCAACGCATCAAAAACCTTGGCCAAAGAGTTCGCTGCCCATAACTGTACTTCAGGGACACCGGACTCCTTCTTAATTTTTTGCACAATGCGCTTTTCCCGTTTAATAAGTTCCTTCTTTAAATACTCAGCACGTTCCAAATCCACCCGGACTCCCTTTTGTTTCATCTCCAGGATGACCGGAAGCACATTTATTTCCAAATTAAAGATGTTCCACAGGTTTTGTTCCTCTAATAATATCTTGAAATGATTCCATAATTTAAGCGTGAGGGCTGCGTCCTGTGTGGCATAAGTCCCTACATACGCGGATGGTAAGCGCCATAATTCAGCCTTGGGGTCGAGTCCCCACTCCTCTGCTGCAGCGCTTAACTCCGCCTCGGTTTTCCCTTCGTTAACATATTCACGACCCAATGCGTTCAGCGTGTACCAATATTGGTTCTCATTAATAAGAGGAGCCACCACCATCGTATCGATAATTCTGCCATTAACAGGGATGTTTTCGTTAGTAAGCCAGCCTACATCATAGGTGGCGTTATGAAAGATCTTATCACTATTGGTAGCACAGATCTTTTTAGTAAACTCCAGCACTTTCTTCTTGGAGAAATTAAATCCAGACTCATGGCCAAAAGGAAAATAGTTCTCATAACCATCAATAGCAAAAGAAATACCTACCATTTCTCCATCTCTTCTGATGTAGCCGGGACCAAGTTCTTTTAGCTTGGGATCCCTGGTTTCAATATCAATAGCAATTTCTTTTGCTTTACATAATTTTTCTGTTGGAAAGGAATCGGGAGCGATCCATTCCGTCGGGGGCTTATAAACAAAACTCATATAACATACCTGTAGTAATCATCTTGGGCTTGGATCAAATACAGATTTTCTATTGTTCGCGTAATCGCAACATAGAACTGTCTGTGCAGCCCATCCGGTTGTAAAATAGAGCTACGCTTTTGTGCCTTGGAAAGATCCAAGTACACAGCGACGTTCTCCGCTTCCCCACCCTTTGCCTGATGTATCGTGGAAATGACAATACGTGGTTCTCCATGTAAATTTTCTTCGTTATCAGCAGCTCTTTCGATAAAACTTCTTCTTTCTACGTCTATGCTCATTTGAAACACTTCTTTCCATTCTTTTCCTAAACATTCTTCTCTTAATCCATAGTTATCTATAATCTCTTGTAAAGTAAGCATCTGCGCTTTATTAGGGGCTTGACTAACTTGGGTTAAAAAGCCGCGCTTCACACCCGCTTTTCCTAAATGGATATATAAATCATCCAATTCCCCCAAGGCAATTTCTTCTTCATCATTAAGTCTTTCCCATACGCTAATAGCGGACATCATCTTACGGGGAATATAACGGAAATGACTGTGCATAAAGGGATAACCGTTATCTATTAAATACTTTCTGACATTGTAGCCTTTAGACGCATCCGTTAGCATATAGTCACAGGAAGCTAGTACCAGCCATTGCCCCTTGTGCAACGGCAATAGTTCCACTGAACTAACCTTATTGACACTTCCTTTCTCTTTTCTAGGTTTATACTTCTTTGGTTCTCTGGAAATAATCCGCTGGGAAATCCTCTCGGCAAGAGGATGTACCAGGGAGGGAATACGATATGACTGATCCAATACCACACTATCTCCCCGGTACTGCACAAAACGCTGCGGTCGGGCCCCATTCCATTCATAAATAGCCTGGTCATCATCCCCCGCTATAAAGGTCTTGTCAGCATGGGCAGCTAACATGTCCACCAGTCTCCAATTCAATTCTGCTAAGTCCTGTGCTTCGTCCACTATTAACACATCCATAGGAGGAGGAGTGCCTTCTGCCAAAAACTTATTAATCATGTCAGCAAAGGAATAAACGGGAGGTACTCTGGATAAGCGAAAAGCTTCCCATGCTTCAGCAATAGGCTCTAGCATGTGAGTAACTACTCCCTTACGTTCTTCTTTATCCAGGGATAACCGCTCTTCTTTTAAAGAACGACAGTTAACTTTTGCCCGTTCTATGATGTCGAAGTAAGGATCTTGGACGATGGTCCTAAGCGCCCTAACATTATCAGGATATTTTTTAGTTAAATTAAACTCATACTCTTCAAGAAAATCAAAGACATGCCTACCATTCATTACTTGGGAGATGCCCATTATGCGTTTGCAAAAAGCATGACTCGTACAGAAGTAAGGCATCTCATCAAAGCCCAGGCCAAAACGTAAATGTGCTCTGTTCTTTCCTTCCTCAGCTGCTTTAACGGAAAAAGAAATAAACACAATCTTTTCCGGTGGAGTGCCTTTGTCTAAGTAATCTTCAATGATATTCATTAAGGTTGTCGTTTTGCCCGTTCCAGGTGGACCAAAATATTTAGTTATTCTTGTCATATAAAAATATAAATTCAGGGGTCTGTTCGCCTACATACGCTCCGGTCACATTAAAATCCATCCATTCAACAGCTTCTTCATAAGACATTCCATCTCGTTCCGTAAAAATTTTTACGCATTTCTCCCAGTCATAAATAGCTTTATTAGGACCAAAGCCACAGGACACTCCTATAAAAGCATCTTCTAGCCCATCAGCGAGCAGTACCCCACTCATGCCCTGTTCCTCTATATAAGTTGATATTTCTTCTCTATTTATTCCCATGCCTTTGGCTCCTCTGCTATTTTAAAATCAGTTGCAATGATAGAGTCCTCGTCTAATTCCTGTATATCCAATACCCATACTCTTTTATTTCCTATGCCTTTATCTATCCATTTAGAAAGAGACAATGCTCCCATCTCTTTCAGTTCAGTAAATACTTCTGCTTCTTTAATATGACGCATTTTCTTAAACTCTTGAATAAAAAGTACGGCATCCCGACCAGTAAACCACCATTGGTTTTCTCCATCTTCTTCGTGTCGATATACTCCACTGGAAGCGATGGACAGTTTAGATAAAGATTCGGATAGTCTGCAAAACTCATAGATAGCTTCTTGTAAAAGACCGTGCTTTGTCATGTCGGAAGGAACATCTACTTCCTGTACTTCTTGTAGTAATATATTAAGTCGAGATACCCAATCCGATTTTTTAATGTCAGGGGGGCATTGATTTAAAACTTCCATGCAGCGCTGTTGAAACATGGAGAAGTTATGCAATTGTTTAGTATCCAGCACAATGGTCCTACCATCCACGTCCAAATGCCAAAGTGGTGGATCTGTTAAATATTTTCGTAAGCCTCCAAAATTTGGCTCCCTTTCCGAAGCATCTATGCCATAACGGCGTGTAACACAAACACCACTTTGACAAAAATCTACTAGCGGTGGCTTACTGCACTGATAGCGGTACTCTGTTTTTTCCAAGCTTTGAATAATGGTGCTGAGTTCACTGTGTGATAGGGCCTTTGCACATACTGTTTTATTAATTTCTTGTAGTTTATCTTTCCATTCCTCTCCCTCCGGAAAGGCCTTACGCAAAAAAACGCCGTAGTTAAGAAGGGCATTATTTCTCATGCCTTCTGGAATACCATTGAGTTTCATGTGGACCAAACAGGGGGGAGCCTCATCCCAAAGGCCGTTTCCTTTGGTAACATGCTTTTTCCTGTTTTTCTTAACCGGGATATATTCGTCTATTTGTTTTTCAGTAATGGCCTTTTTCTTTACCAGTTGAAAAAACTCTTCAATAGTTGCAGCTTCTCCCTCTACATTGAGTGCATATCGAGTAGTATCTTCCCCAGCAAAGTAGGGCATGTTGAGCCAGTTCCCTGTTTGTTTTTCTTTGGGCAGTTGTTTAGACCATTCATACTGCTTAGGAAATATTTCATCCCCTGTTCTTCCCATGGCAGCAGCAATTTCTTCTAATTTGCTTTGTATTTTAAAAGCCGGTATAGGCTTTTTAGTGAATAAGAACAAATGTACTCCTCCCGATTTAGTCATACACGGGATTAGGGGCAATGACATATCCTTAAGAGTCTTTAAAAGTTGTTTAATATCAATAGGATACTCGTCCACATCGATACATCCCCACTGACAAGTCTCATCATCTTTAAGGGGAACTACCCCGATAGAAATTTCTCCTTCAAGATGTTGTTGCCATACATCTACGGTAAGTGGTTCTTGCAAGGTGCGTCCATGCCCCTCCTTTTTTATGCCTTTGGCGGTAGTCTTTTGTCCTGTTATTTCATAGATGCCGTGGGCTCTTTCCAGTCCGGAGAATACCTGCATAAATTTTTGTGCATTTTTTTCCATAAGTCCCCAGAGGGAGGACTCCAACAAAGAAGCATGGTGTCAAAAATGTCGGAGTCCAAATAGATTAACTATCTTCCCAATCCTTTTTTTCGGAAGATTTATCCTCTATTGTTGGAGTCTTAGGACCCTGTAATTGGTCCATGCCTCCAGAGGAACAAAACTTAGAAAACTCCTCTGCCTCTTTAAAGAGCTCAGTATCCTTCTCCGTTAACACCCGTTCCTGTGTGACACTATAACTGTACCACGACCCACGATCATTGGACTCCACTTGAGTCTTTAAACGATACCAGTGAGAAAAAGCCGGAGGGGTAAATAACCCTTTCTGGCCCTGGACTTTCGTTCCTTGAATCAAGGTGTTCCAAGCGCGAGAGTGCTTAAGTTGTGATCCCGTCATATTAATAACACATTTTTGAGGTGTGTCATCAACAAGCGCGTAGCCATAATGATTGGCAGTAGTCGTCAACTGGGTTTCCCCACCTGGCGTTATCAGCCTACCTTGACCATCGCGAGTGCATCGATTAAAAAGATCTGAATCCGGTTGATGCACGGCAACAAGCCCACCTCCTTTTTCACGCAACTTCCACTCTACTAGAGTTTTGTTGTAGAAAACGGGTAGAAACAGCAGACCTTCGTCGCCGCTTGTACTGGTATTGTTACCTGAGAAGAAGATGTCTCCTTCCTCTGCGTCTGCCACATAATCGGGAGAGGCTTTTTGTCTTTGTGGAGACAATGCCTGGACTATGCTTACACGCGGAGTTTTAAGATCTTCCGCTCCAACATCACCGAAACCTTTCTCTTCGATGTTTTCAAATAGGGACGTTATGGCCGTCCCATTGCCATTTTTTTTCGTTGCCATTTTTTACTCCTTCTTTCTTCATTCAACGATTTATTTTTGTGCGCTTGCCCTGATACACAGAAAATTTCTTCTGCACGTCAAGGTCAAACGTATTATCCCCCGATTCAATGCGTTCTTTAATGAACGCTCTCAGGGTGCTTGGATGAACCGCCTCTTTCTCTTCGGGTATATGCCCTTGAGAAATTAACTGCTCCTCCAATTCTTTGGCCATCTCATCTTCTCCTTGACCAAAAGTTAAGGTCAAAGTGTTTTTGATGATGTCGCCGTGTCCATGATTTCGTAGCCACGCGTGAGCAAATTCCAAATTGGCTGCACTGATGCGGGCACTATAAAAAGGTTCTGCTGAAATACGTGATCCGTCCGTCAGCTTGATGTCGGTTACGCCTAATTGCGTTAATTTATCCGGGATGATTTGTTCTGAAAGTTCTCTTCGTTGATCTTTGAGCCGTTTAAGTCTTTCCTCCGTGTTGCCAATGGTTCCTTCTACCTTAAGAAGTTTATTGCAAACTTCACTAAGATCTTTAATGGAGGTGTCGTCAATTTCTTCTACGGCCTTCGTGGTACTTTCTTCAAACAGGTCATTTATCTTTTTCATTTTTCCCCTTTTTTTCGTTAGCAACTTCGAGTTGCAGTGAGACTATACCACCTGTATAATAAATTACAACATTTATTTGAATGTATAACGAAGAATAAAGGATAGAACTTATGAGCCTAGAAAATTATGAATTTAAGACCGAACCATATCAACATCAATCTGACACTTTAAATGCCAGTGCCCATCGTACCCTATTTGCACTTTTTTTGGAAATGGGCCTGGGTAAATCCAAGATCCTGTTGGATAACGCAGCCTTCTTATTTGAAGAACAAAAAATTTCTGGACTACTCATCGTAACTCCCAAAGGAAATTTGCGTAATTGGGACGTGCATGAGATTAGTAAGCACTTGCCAGAGCGCATTGAAAGAAATGTACTGGTATGGCAGCCCAATCACACACAACGATGGACCACGGCCTTCAAAAAAATGGTCAAAGAGGACAGTACCGGCACTTTAAATATCTTTCTAGTTAATGTAGAAGCCTTTGCCACCGTCAAGGCCTGCAAATTTGTAGAAGAATTTTTAGTAACCCACGATACCATGATGGTCATAGATGAATCCACCACCATTAAAAACCCCAAAGCCAAACGAACCCAACACTTAATTAAATTAGCCCCTCTGGCAGACTACAGGAGAATTTTAACTGGTTTTCCCATTACCAGAACCCCATTGGATCTCTACTCCCAATGTTATTTTTTGTCTCCTAACCTACTGGGCTTTAGCAGTTACTATGCTTTTCGCGCCAGATATGCAATAACCCAGGCACGGCGCATGGGGAGACATTCTTTCCAGCAAATTATAGGTTTTCAAAAACTGGAGGAACTTCAGGAAAGCATCAAGGACTTTTCCATAAGAAAAAGAAAAGATGAGTGTCTGGATCTTCCGGAAAAAGTATACACAAAACGCCACATAGAGCTGACCGATGAACAAAAAGTAGCTTATGGCTCCATGAAAAAACAAGCACTAATGATTCTAGAGGACGAACTTTTCTCCACCGTTAATATACTTACACAATTAATGAGGCTACAACAAATTGTAGCGGGCAGCTTGCGTAATGAAGAAGGAGAAACCATTGTCTTAAAAAATAATCGTGTTCAAGCAGTGTTGGATTTATTAGAAGAGACATCGGGTAAAGTAGTTATCTTTGCTATGTTCCAAACAGACATACAAGAGTTGGAAAAAGCCATTGCTGAGAAATTCGGACCGGGTGCAGTAGCTTCTTATTACGGTAAGACACCGCAAGACAAACGCCAAGTCATTATAGACAAGTTTCAAGATCCCGATAGTGAGCTTAGATATTTTGTGTCTAATCCACAGACCGGGGGACGGGGGATTACGTTAACCGAGGCCAGTACCATGATTTTTTATTCTAATTCCTACGACCTAGAACTCAGGGTACAGGCCGAAGATCGCATACACAGAATTGGGCAAGAGCGCAGTTGTACCTATATTGATTTAGTTTCTAAAGGAACGGTGGACGAACGAATATTGCAGAATTTACTTAACAAAGTAAAAATTAGTAATGAAATATTAGGGGAGGTTCGCAATTGGTTTGAGTAAGGTTATAATAATGAGATATGAACGCAGCGAAGAAAATACTCCTGTTAGTAAGTCTGGGGATAAGCTTCACCGGTGTCCTTTACACAGCAGAAAATGAACCTGAAAACCCTGACTGTGAAGCTGGTACTGAACATTGTGAACAAAATTCGTTGGACACAACGAATAATACAACAACCAGTAATACCAACGTAAATACCAACACCAATAATAATACTTCGACTTCGACTGCAACCAATACCAATAATAATACCAACACGACAACAACGACAGCGACAGCGACCAATACCAATAACAATAACAATACATCAACCAACGCCAATACCAATGTAAATACTTCGACAGCGACTACGACAGCAACTTCAACCAACGACAATACGAACACTAATACGAATGTCAATACGTCAACGTCTAATTCAACAGTAAATTCAACAGTTAATCAGAATGTTACCAGCACCTCGGCAACGGACAATACCAACACCAATGTTAATACATCAACAAGTACGTCTGACAACACGAATACCAATGTAAATCAGTCCACATCTGAGTCCAATGTAAAAACAGATAATACCAACCGAAATGAAAATAATTCAACTACGGACAATACCAACCGAAACATTAACGAGTCCAGTTCCACGCAAAGAATAGAACAGGACATTAAGACAGAAGCACCACCAGCCTCGGCAATCGCTCCATCAATTATGAGTTATAGCCAGGACCTCTGTACGACTGGGCGTTCTGGAGCTTTTCAAGGTCAGGTATTTGGTTTCTCAACGGGCAGAACTATACGAGATGAAAACTGTGAAAAGCTGAAACTATCTAAATACATTTATGATATGGGAATGAAGGTGGCAGCAGTTTCAATACTTTGCCAAGATCAACGAGTATTTGCTGCGATGGAAATGGCAGGTACTCCCTGTCCTTACATGGGCAAGATCGGTAAGGAAGCATCTACAGGGTGGAAAGAAAATAGAACTGATAGACCTGATTACGATATGAAAAGAAAGCAATTCATTAAGAAGTGTAGAGATACTAAGCATGTTCAAGGAGACTTAGATGGTCTTAGAAAAAGTAAATTTAGTTGTAAAAAAGAATGGAATGATGCAGGTTAAAAAATGGTTGGCTGTATTTGCTTTATTATGTGCAGGTACACTTAGTGCAGATTATGTCTATGAAGGAAGCCAAGATTTATATGACTTACAAGCCAATTCATCAGGCTCAACAGGTTTAGGCTCAAACGATGATTCAGTTTCAGCAGCCTTTGATTTAGGATTCACCTTTACCTTTTATGGTAATGATTATACTAAAGCGAGAATGGCTACCAATGGCTGTCTACACTTTAACCTGACAGGCAGTTATTGTGGGGACTACACTCCAGACCCATTACCGCAATACACTAACACTTTATTTGTGTTTTGGACTGACCTGATAAAAGATGGTGGTTCAGCCATGAAAGCCAAAGCCTTTGATGACTACACTATTTTTGGTTGGTATAACATGAGGGAATACAACCGAGCTAATTCTGATAACAGTATAGAAGTTTGGTTATACCCCAACGATACTTATGAGTATCGCTACGGTGAATTAGATATTATTAGCCATGATGTTTTAATAGGGGAACAGGGCAGTACCTCACAGATTTACACTTACCATTTCTTTGATGAATGTAATACAGGAACCACTGATGTATCCGGAACCTGTGTTAGCTATGATTGGAACTCCAGCAGTAACGCTGTGAATACCCTGTTGGAAGATGGTGGTTCTTTATACGGTGATGGCACCGATCAATCATTATGCGCAACTGTACCTTTAACTTCGGTTAATTGTTCTGGCTATGCGGTGGCTTATCTAGCTCAACAATGTGCGTTAAATTCTTTATATGATGACGATTGTGATGGTTATGCAGCAGCTTATTTAACGCAACAATGTAATGTGTCTCAACTTTACAGTCAGGAATGCCCTTCTTATTGGAGTGCTTATGACGATCAACAATGCGATGACGATCCACAATATGCGCCGTTTTGTCCCGGTTATACACAAGAAGCCTCAGTCGCTTACTATGCTCAAGATGAATTTGATTATGGTTACGATGATCCTTTTGCCGATAGTTGTATAGATAACCCAAGTTATTGTTACGATGACGATCCCTATGCAGGTATGTACTTTACCGATGCCGAGTGGTACGAAATAGATTTACAGGAATTTGGTCAAACACAGGTAGATGAATGGTATGGAACGGAAGTAGCCTTTAATAACGAAGGCTGGATTGAATGGGATACTTCGCCCTTGGACACCTGGGACGATCTGGACCTGCAAATGGATATATTTGATTTTGAAGAAGCTAACTATTATGAAACAGAATATATAGAAGTATTCGATGGAGAAGAACTGACAGAGCTCTATGAATTCGATACTATATTGAGGGAGGAATTAGATTATGAAGAAGTTTTTGTCGAAAGTTTTGACACAGTGGAAGAACTGGATGAGTGGTTTGAAGAAGAAATGGTTGCCGAAGAAGAAATGGTCGCCCACGAAGAAGAACCTGAAGAAGAAATCTTTGAAGAAGAAGCCGTCGAAGAAATCTACGAAGAAATAGAAGAAGAGCGGATAGCCGAAGCGGAAGAAGAAATTATAGAACAGGAAGAAGAATTAGAGGAAGAACTATTAGCGGACGAAGAAGGAGAGGGTAAAAGCTCTTTAACCAGAGAAATGGCTCTAAGTGTAGTGGCCAACACCATAAGGACAGCGGCCAATAGCGTAAGCGGTTCCACAGGCAGCTCTTCTGGGTACTCCAGCGGAGGCGCAGCAGTGTCCTCCAGCAGTACCGGATCTTCCTCTGCCATGACTTCCTCCTCAACCGGAGGCATGAGTACCAGCAGTTCCCCCAGTAGATCCGATCAGTTTGCCTCGGCCTCCGTACAAACCCAACAGATTTTGTCTTTGAGTGGGGACACCGGCGCTGTTACCAATGTCTCGGTAGTGGTAACACCGATGCCAGGACTCGATGATAGCCCTCAAGTAGTGATGGCCGACGTACAAGTACAAGATATGCAAGGCGAAATAGACACGGCCGTTGGCGGAGTGATGACGGCCAGCGAAGCGGATCAAATAGCGGATAAAATTATCGCGCAAAACATCAAGGAACAGCAGGAAGAAGGTACTGCACAGCAAGAAGAAACAGGGAAATACGGGGACGAGTCTGCACTCATAGCGTATCTCGGCTACGTTCCGGGGTTTGATGCTTATCGGGAAGCCCAACTGCCTCCCCAGCCTACCTGGTATGAACCCAAGGTAATATACGCAGACGCCTATCTCCCGGATAATATCCAAGGCTTTTACAGCCTGGCCAGAACCAGTTTGAATACCATGGGGGAGATGATAAACTTACAACCTAACTTATAGGAAGAACAAATGGAATGGTTTGAAAATAAAACAACACAAGTAATAGCGTTAGTTACCATAGTCGGGACCTTAGCCGGATTTGGCTACACAGGCGCAACATACGTTAACCGTTTGGAGAACCTAGAGGCTGAGATCGGTGGTGTTGGGGATACGGAAAGTGCACAACAGGTTATAGAAGAAAGGTTTGCTTCTATTGAGACAACGGTTGAGTATTTAGAAAAACAAATAGATAATATAGAAATACCAGACACCAGTGTCTTAAAAGCACAGCTATCCGGACTGTCCATCTCGGTCAAAGGACTGGAAAAAGCTGTTGATAAGCTCGAAGAAGGCAATAAAAATCCATTAGCGCAGTAAGATGAGCAAAGAAAAACTTTACGCGCTACGCGATCAACTGAGTAAGTCTCTTTACGATCCCACCCCTGAACAAAGTGCACAGCGCGATAAGATGTGGAAGGAAGGACGCTTTGAAGAAATATTCAAAGACACCAAACGGAAGGAAGAACAGTTAGATTATGTCGAAAAACAAATAGAAGCCGTTGAAGCGGCCGAGCCAGAAATAGGTGAAAAAATATCTACCAATGTTCTTTTAAATCTCCCTTGGGGTCGGGCAGGTAAGTTCCCTGGGCTCGGTTCCCTTCTGGGCATAGCCGAAGAAGAGGTGGGTGCGGCCGAAACACAACGGCTCAAGGACATAGAGCAGGAGCTAAATAAGCTCAATGCGATCAGACAAAGGGACCTTGAAGGCGGAAGAGTTTCGTCCGGCACTATCAGTGGAATCGATGCGGGAATAGAAAAGCTAATGGGAGAAAAAGAAGGCATCATGTCCATGATTGGTAAGACGCCTACGACGGGGGAAGTTAAACCAGGAACTTTAATACCAAGTATTAAGCAGGAATTAAAAACAGACCTTGATCTTAAAAAAGATTATGCAGAATTTTTTAATCCTCCTACTCCCATTAAAGGAGTAAGAAATGTAGATATAAAGAAAAATTTAGCTGATTTTAAAACGGGAAAAATATCCGCCTCAGAAGCCCGGGAAAACATGAGCCTTCCTTATACAACGGAAGAAATTAATAAACTTGAAAAGGATGAATTTAAGAGCGCATTTAGATTGGCTGAAGAAAAATGGCAAGAGACAAAATCAGAATATCATAAAGAAGCAATGCGCCAACTAGGCGTGAGAGCTTATGGAAAAGGATACTTAAAAGGAGATATAGGTTGGACGGACCTAGGCTACCAAGGCGGCGGCTTAGTAATGAATTACGGGGACTACGGCAGGAGCTACAAATAGTGTATGAATATAGAGGAAAAGTTACTAGGGTGGTTGACGGCGACACTGTGGATTGCATTCTTGACCTGGGTTTTAATATTCATCATTCCTGTCGGGTGCGCTTACTTGGGATTGACACGCCTGAGTCGCGGACTAGGGATCGTGAAGAAAAGGCTAGGGGTTTACTCTCCAAACAAGCTCTAAAGGATCTCCTAACGGACAAAGATTTCGTTATCAAGACACATAAGAAGAAGGCCAAAGGCAAGTTCGGTCGGGTCCTGGGCGAGCTCTGGATAGCGGAGAAGAACATCAACAAGGAAATGATTGAGCTCGGCTATGCGGTGGAGTATTATGGACAGAGTAAGGAGGACATCAAAGATGCCCACCAGAAAAACAAACAGTTATTAATCGAGAGAGGATTGTATGAAGAAAAAAAGAGCACGTAACTACAAGGGACAGTACGAAGGGGACGACCTATCGACCCCTAATATGGACGAAGCCTGGGTTATTACCGAACCGAAGTATATGTATATTGCCGATCAAGTTACCGAAAGGTTGGCCAAGCGCATCGCTGAATTACAGAAAATCACCCTGTCCGGGGGGCTATAATACCGGATACGGCATTCGCGGGAGGTGTGCCATCATAAAAAACACCCGCAAGTGGGGGCCTTTCCCCCTTAGAGGACCCTTGAAGGGCTTGCGAAGAGTAAGCCCTTCACTTATTATGGGACTTGTTATGGATAGTAAAGGCCTATCATTGAGCCTAGACGAATCCCCTTGCATTGGAGTTTGTACCACCGCAAGAGGGGACCCGATCTGTAAAGGATGCGGGCGCTCTCTCGTTGAAGTTCGCGATTGGAACACTTATCCCTCCGTTTATAAAAAATTAGTAGTCCTCCGCGCTGCGGAAAAAGGCTATACACCCAGACAGGTATTTTCACATGAAGGACACATTATTAAAAACCGCCATTACGGTGGAGTCTGCACGTTCCGCCCAGGCAAGCACAAACATCTTAGCGCTGTGTAAAAACGCGGTCGCCATACCAGAACATTCCGATCTGGTACAAGAGATTATCAAGCAGGCAACCATCCAGGCAGAGGCCGATGAAAACGTACGCGTTCTCCAGGATCTTCTGGTAGAATAAAATTATGAATGGAGAAGGAATACATCACGGGGTGCCTAGTCTTTTCGCTACTATGAATCCCGCCGCTGGCAAGATGCCCGACATGTTTGGCCCAGGCGGTGTTGGCTTCGACCCCGACCAGTTTAGCGGTATCGGTAATTATGCCACCTCTTTTAGGGTGCCTTCCGGAAACATCATGGATCCGCTAGGCTTTGTCGCGCCCACTGAGACACAGACAAAAGAAAAACAAAAAGATGAGCGCTCTTGGAGGGAAAAAAGAATTGCCGGGGACACCCCTTTTCTCGACAGGCTAAGAAACATAAAGGATAAGGATAAACGCCGTGCCTGGGCTAAACGCTTTTTCGGAAATGTCCTGCGCTTTAACCCCGCTACGCGTTCCATGATGATGGTGTACGACCTGGCTAAAGCGATCAAGGAAGGCGGCCGCGAGGGAATCATGGGTGCCCTCGGACAAACGGCTATGCAAAAAATATTCGGTAAGAACCTCGATGTGGCCGGTGGCATTTTTGGCGCCGCCAGCGGGCAAATGACTCCGGGCCAAGCATTTGGAAAGGTCGCCATGAGCCGCGGCATGAAGATGGGGGTTAACAACCTATTCAAAAATATTTATAAACAATGGGGTATGCCCGGTGTAAAGACCGCCATGCCTATAGTGAAAACTCTCATGCAAGGACAAGGACCGGGCAAAGGATGAGGATCTATTTAACTACGGTCGAAGGGCATGAGGGTCCGTTGCTGTGTGCTAATTCGTGGGAAGAGGCAGAACAAGCGGGCAATACACTCGGCCTGGAGATTGTTGCGGAGATCCCTCAGATGGTGCCTTTTGTGATGAGCGATGCGCCGGTGACCTTACACTAATCGCGGCGCCCTGCGGTGGCTCGACACCAAGGGGTGCCTAGTCCTTTCTTATTTTCCACAGTCTCCAGCCGCCGTCCGGTAGTTTTCTGGTAACGGCTTTGTATCCCGTGCGATAAATAGCCGCTCTAATGGTGATTACTTCTTTCATGGTTAGACAAAGGACGGAGTCCCCCGCTTGCATTTCGCGGGCAAGAGAAGCATATTTGCCGTGAGGATATGCAGTAATGGATATGTTCTTTTCAATTTTCATCGTGTTGTTTCTTTATTTCGGCTAAACCTTCTTTTAGTTTTATGAAGTTTACTTCATGTGGTTTATGACCATCTTTAAAACTTTGTAATACCGCTGGATTCACCTCTAGGATTTGACAGATCACCTTATCGCTAAAGCCGGCGTCGTTTAACTCTTTTAATTCTTCTAACACTTTCTTTCTTGAAAAATGATAAGAGTTCGCTACCAATTCTTCTATCTCACTCATCGCCCTTGTCCTTGTGTTGTTTCTTTATTTCGGCTAAACCTTCTTTTAGTTTTATGAAATTTACTTCATGTGGTTTTTTACCTTTTAAAAATCTTTGTAGTACACGAATGTCCATGTTCAAGATTTCACAAACTAAGCTGTTGTTGAAACCAATCTCGTTCAATTCCTTTAAGTCTAATAACATCTTCTCTCTTGAAAAATGATAAGAGTTCGCTACCAATTCTTCTATGTCCATATAGATCCTGGTCCCTTTTGCGTGTCCAAGGGATTATTCACTAAGGGACCAAGATCCAAATTCATTGTTCCACTCTCCCGATGAGTGCTTCGTATTGTTTAGGATCCGATAACCCTTTGCGAAAACGTGGCAGTAACCAGGCGATTATTCTTACCTTTCTGCGTATGTCTCTCTTGGTGGAGAGATCAAGGTCCAAGGACCTGGGACTTACCTTATCCAACATTTGTACCCTGGACAATGGTCTAAAAGTTCCCCACAATGCTCACAATGAGTCTCTTTTTCTTCAATTTTTTCATATTTCATGCGGGTATTCTAGCATGAATATAAGTCGTATACAAATAAATCACACATAACATCTGCAAAAAGGTACGTGTGAGGTCTAAGCTATTGATTTTATTGATAAAAATTTTGACCTCACTTCTGCAAAGTGAGGTGGTAAGTTACTGATTTTATTGATAATTTTAGTAACCCTTATATAAGAAAACGCACCTCACTTCTATTTTCTACAAAATGTAAAAGTAAATACAAAATATTTTTTATTTTTTCAGTTTTCGTGTGCGTTTTGCTGGAAATGTAGCCCTTATAGGGTTTTCTAGCTCACTTCTGCAAAGTGAGGTCGTGTGAGGTGAGAGCTGAAAGGTAGATAAAATAAGGGTTTGTACCTCACATGGCAGAAGTTATGTGTTATACATCTTATAAAGAAGAAAAAATGTGTACTTTTTATTACTTTGGTATATATAATGCTTGCATGCCAAAAGGAGTATCGGGGAACATTTCAGGAAATAATAAGAAGCATTTAACGGCGAAGCAGATCCGTTTTGCTAAGGAGTATGTTTACAATGACGGGTCTAAGACGCAGACCGAGTGTGCTATTGAAGCTGGGTATGCGGACAGCTCGGCGGCCGTGCGTGCGAGTGAGCTTGTTAATCCCCAAAAGTACCCGCTTGTGGTTCGCTTCATTGATGGGATCCAGCGGGAACGGGATAAAAAATATGAGGTTACTTTTTCCAGGCATGTCAGAAAGCTGGCGGAGATCCGTGATGAAGCTATTCATAAAGGAAATTTAACAGCAGCGGTTTCAGCTGAGGTACAAAGGGGACGGGCGGCAGGCTTGTATGTTGAACGCAAAGAAGTTCGTACCGGTACGCTTGATTCTTTGAGTGAAATAGAAATAAAACAAAGAATTAAGAAACTCTTGGGAGATTATAAACCTCTCCTGGAAATAGAAGAAGCGGAAGTAGTTACCCAGTAAAGAAGTTTAAGAATCTATCAAACAATTTTACCCTGTAGGCTTGTCCTTCGTAGCCTTCTGGGAACTCATATATTTTTTCGCCTGTGCTTGTATCTTCTATCTCAATTCGTCCGTCCTGGTACTTTATTTCGATCTTGCCATTTTGAGCTTGTAGATACAGGGGATAGTTTTTCCATTCTTTAAAGGCTTCTTGTTGCTTTGCTTCTTCAACTAGGTGGGTGTACTCAGTCATTTTCTTTCTCCTCTATTCCACTTTCCCCACAAACTAAGCAGCTACCTTTCAAGATTGGCGACTTAATTTCACAAGCCTCACACCATTGCCAAGAAGTAGCCTTGAGTATTCCGCCTTCAACAGCATCATGGACAGCAAACTGACTGCCTTTTCTATCCGTATATATCTCGTATGCTTTATCAAATTGTTCTTCTATATCTGCTGGTTTACTCATTCTTCTTTCTCCTTTTCTTCAACATACTCCTTGAAGTCTGGGGTTAGCCCCAATGTCTCTGCATCATCGTATTCTTCCCATTCTAATTGCTTAAGAGCTTTACTGTGTCGATCCACTAAAGTATGCAGGACATCTTGTAGCTTGTTGCTCAATCTAGGGTGGGTATCAATGGGACAGTCTATACAGAGTTTGTAATGTGAAGATTTGTTTTTATTATGAATAGCCGCATAGACCAGGAGATCCAATAATTGACTTCTCCGGAATATCTGTACTAATCCCTCTGCTTGCGCCTTGTTGAGATAAACTCTTTTTCTAATACTCATATTGCTTACTCCTTTTCTTTAGGGGGTGTTCGCTTTGAATGATCTCCTTGTGTAATTCGCTTGTGATTTCTTTCCTTTGTTCTGGGGTTATTTTAGACAGTATTTTGATATCCCTCTTTTTTGGCTTGTATGTTTTCCAATAAATAGCCTCTGGGGGTCTTGCTCTCCAAGTCCATTCTATCGTGCCTATGTCTTTGGAGTCAAAGTGTAGAACAGGCTCGCAAGGGAATTTATCTTTGTAAAGAATTAGCTTTGTCCTCTGTCCTTTTAACATCTGCTACTGCGTCTGCGGTGGTTTTGTCTAATGGGTAACAGTCGTGTTCCCATAAAATTCTTTCAAATTTTGTCATTTTTTTACTCATAGTTTTCTCCTTACATAAAGTTCATGTGGGGTTTAGCTCTGGCCTTCGCTATCTCAAGATCATCAGTTCCTAGCCTAATTGTAGGCTTGTTTGAGTCCGATGATACCAAGACATATTCGCCATTGTGCTTGTCCAATTTGTATGTGCTTGTTGATCCACTCATTTTTTACTCCTTCTACCTTTCATTAAAAACTTGTGCATTTTATAACCCTTCTCAACCAGGTCGTACAGTTCTTCCGTTTCTTCTTTGGTTAATTTTTTATGAATGTCGTGACGCAAACGAATACCACATTCCTCTTTACCGCTTGCGGTTCGATCAGCAAGGTAGTCTCCCTCAAAGAAAACTTTGTCTAGTAGTTTGTTTTCGTGTTCAATGTCGTTCAGTAATTTAGCCATTAGTTTTTCTCCTTCTTCTTGATAATTCCAATTTCTGCTAGTTCATCTTCGCCCCAATCGTTATACCAATCTAATAATTGTTCTCGCATAAATTCTTTTAATTCAGCTAAGTCAGCAGTTTGTACTCTATGCTCAACATATTCTTCAAGACTCTTACTCATCTATAACTCCTCTAGTTCTTTTTTATCGCCACAACGATAACAACCATAGGCAACTCGTTCCTCATTCTCGCCTATATGATCTCTGGCTTTGACGAATACCAAGCCATGTGTTTTACAATGAAAAGCAAAGGGTTTGTTTAAGTCTATGTGTTTACTCATTAGCTTTGTCCTCAAGTTCTTCCGCATGCCACTCATGTTCGCATTTGTGACAGTCAAACACTCCAAATATGCTTGAAAATCCCCATTGGTTTGACTGACAGTTAGGACACCTAAGTTTACTCATTAGCTTTGTCCTCCGGACTTGAATACTCTCTGCTCTTTTGCCAATTTCCACAAGAAGAACAATAAGCATCATCAACTCCTTTATCATATTCTATATAGCCTACTATTTCACACTTGTTACAAGTTACTTTACTCATTAGCTTTGTCCTTTATAACTCCTCTGTTAGCTTGTTGATTATTTCTCCCACTACCTTTTTGTGTAGCTTCTTGTCTTTGGTAATATCCCATTCGTGATCGTGTAGTGTGATGATAGGTATTCCGTCTTTAGATCTGAATACATAATAGCGGACAGGCCTTCCCATGATGATAGAGTCCATTACCTGTACTCCTTCGTACATGCTTTCCATTTTGTTCCATGTTTCTTTGGCAAAGTCTAAGGGTTTACTCATTAGCTTTGTCCTCTTTGCTTACTCTATACTCGTTTGTCATTTTTTCTCCTAAGTTTCTCAAAATACTCTTCAGTAAATCCCATAAGGTTTAACTGTGTATCTATTTGGTGTTGGATATTATCT